TACAGAAAAAGCAGAAGACGGTACGTTTAATCCAGGGACTACTAATGAGGAGGTGGTTCAGATGTTGATTGATAGGTTCTACTTCCTCCAGAAGGGAGGATGGTCCGCAGAGAACGCAACGATTCTTTTGTTGCTTAAGAATGTAAGGCAGTTATTGGCTAAGCGATTGAGCAGAAAAATTGAGAAGGTAAAGAAGTACAATGAGCAGAGTGGTAAACATACCAACAAGTAAGAAGAGCTTAACGAAGGACTACATCACCAGTGTAAACGGATTGCTTAGACTTACAGATAGAGAGATTGATGTGATCACTGCATTCATAGACTTTGATGCAGAACAAGCTGCAAGTTCCCTTGCACGTAAGTATGTTGCTGAGTCTCTAGAGATGAAATCCGTAGCAGTGCTGAATAACTTTGTGAAAGCGCTTAAGGATAAAGGTGTGATTGTTGCAGACCCTACAAAGAGGAATGCATACAAGTACCATCCGATCATACGTAATATAACTCCAGATGTCAGAGTCGAGATTAGGTTTGAAACGCAAGGGTAGCTTTATTGTTGATTACGAGTTTAAGTTTCAAGAGTTTGAAGCCTTATGCACGCATATTGAGGAGACCGAAAAGAGGTTTTATAAAGCGGGTTTTATCTATGACCATGAGATATTGTTTAATGGAGAGGATTGGGTGTTGAGATTTTATGCAGTAAATAAGAATGGCGAAGCGTAACGAAGTAAAACAGGAGATTTACAAGGAGATATCTAAAGAGACGGGTGCTTCCATGAACGAGATAGAGCGCTGCGTAGAAATGCAGTTTGAGTTTATTGAGAAGACCATTAAGAAGGGAGAGTTTGATACCATCCGACTACCGTATCTAGGGAAGTTCACTGTGAATCCGAAAAGAGTGCAAAATCTAAACAACAAGTATGCAATTATTCAAAGAAGAAAACTTTCAGATAATAATTGATCCCGAACTTCGCACTATACCGCAGTTCAAAAAGATAATCGTCCGGGACAAAGACCGTCATAAGCGTTTAGCTATGAAGGAGCTGTCCTACATTTACTTTGTCTATGACTACAAGAGCCCTTATTATATTTATCCTGAAGGAGAGCGTAAGATGCGTGTACGTAAAGACCTTGAGATGCCTGAAGGTTGGGGTGCGGATAAGGATCTTGAAGCAGCTGTTAATAAGTACGTTAGCTTTCTTAATACTCCAACCATACAAACGCTTAATTCAATACGGGAGGGACTGTTATCCTCAGCTAAAGTTATAAATGCACTACGATTACGTATTGATCAAACGCTAGAACTGGCAGATGCATCCGATGGAGAGGAGGATATTGATATTGTGTCTATTGTGAAGAGTGTCACCCAACTCCTCGAACTCTCAGAAAAAGTGCCTAAAGCTATTGACACCATTGCTGACCTGGAAGAGAAGGTGAAGAAAGAGCAGTCTAACGACTCTCGTATTAAAGGTGGTGGTACTAAAGGATTATTTGAAGAGTAATGGGAAGGTTTGTAAATACACAAGAGTTTAGACGCGAAGCAGAGCATTTTCTCAAACATGGGTACTATACTCCGGACACACCCGGTTCTGTAGGGTACTTTGAGTACTGGAGTGAGCAGCTTCGTAGATGTAAGGAAGGGTATACGGTAGGTGATACACACATTACCGGGCACCATTACTTCTATCTAAACTTTGTGCAGATCAAACTCACCAAGCTGGACGGTAAGAACACTACCAATGCTACTAAGCAGGTGGCATTTCCAGATTTCTGGGATGGAGATTACGAATTCTTTACAGCACTAGAGGATGCACGTAGACAGGGTAAGCATATGATTGTAGGGAAAGCCCGTCGTAAAGGTTTCTCCTATAAGAATGCTGCTATTGCTTGTAATACCTACAATACGGTACCACGCAGCTACACACTTCTAGCAGCACATGATAAGAAGTATCTCTATCCAAAAGGTATTATGACCATGACGGTGGAGAACATGAACTTTTTAAATGAACATACTGCTTGGTCCAAGCGTAGACAAGCGGTAGATAAGCAAAACCACAAACGTGCTAGCTTCTACGAGTATCTTAATAACCAGCAAGTGGAAAAGGGGTACCGGTCAGAGGTTGAAGCAATTACTTTTAAGGATAACCCGGATGCTGCACGTGGTAAGGATGCGTCTCTAGTGATCTTTGAAGAGTGTGGAGCGTTTGATAACCTTAAAGACGCGTACATGGCTACTAAACCATCGGTAGAAGATGGTGGTATTACCACAGGACAGATGATCCTGTTTGGTACGGGTGGTGATATGGACGGTGGAACAATTGATTTTGAGAGTATGTTCTACAATCCTGAGACCTACAACCTGTATGCGTTTGATAACATCTGGGATGAAGGTGCTGAAGGTACCAACTGTGGGTACTTCTTCCCGGATTACAAGAATAAGATTGGGTTTATGGACAAGTTTGGTAATTCCCTTGAGGCGGATGCTAAACTTGCAGAAGAAGCGAAACGTGAGAACATTAAGCGTACTTCTAAGGATGCTGGTGTTATTGATAAGCACGTAACGGAATATCCATTTAACCCTAAAGAGGCGTTCTTGCAAAAAAGTGGTAATGTATTCCCTACTGCTACTCTTGTAGAGCACCGTAATAACATTATGCGTACCGGTGCTTTTAAAAATATTGGTGTCAATGGATATCTCAGAGATTCCGGATCTGGCATTAAGTTTAAGCCAGACGAAAGTGCGATACCGGTTCTAAAGTTTCCGCACGACAAAGGTTCAAATGTCCAAGGTTGCGTTGTGGTCTATCAGCCCCCATACCGTGACGAGTCGGGCAGCATACCTGATAACCTGTACATTATTGTGCATGACCCCTATGCACAGGACGGGGGATCGGGTAAGTCTTTAGGTGCTGCCTATGTAATAAAGCGTGTCAATCCATTGTCCAAGCCCGACGATATGATTGTTGCTTCTTATGTAGGCAGACCTGAGACTCAAGACGAGTACAACTACAATCTGTTTATGCTCTCAGAATACTACAATGCACGCATTGGATTTGAGAATGACCGTGGTGAGATAGTACCGTATGCAAAGCGTGTAAGAAAAATCAAGTGGCTCTTGCCGGAAGCAGAAATTTTTAGTAAAAGCGATGGCGTAAGTATTCGTAAATTAGGGAGAACTTATGGTACGTCTATGGGGTCCAAAGAACGTAAAGGTCAGGCAGAGATATACTTACGAGATTGGCTTAGAACCCCACGAGGAGTTTCGGAGTCTGGTGAAAAAAAGTTAAATTTGCATTATATTTACGATCTAGCACTACTAGACGAGCTTATTAAGTACAATCGAAGGGGCAACTTCGATAGGGTTTCAGCACTACTCGTCGGGATGTTCCATTTGATTGCTTTATTTAACCGTACTGTAGAAGATGCGGAGCAGTCGTCAAATGATACAACTGACTCTTTTTTTAATCGTGAATTGTTTACGTAAACCTATTGATAATGCCTATAATTCCAAAACAGAAAATACCTACCTCTCAGAAAAATGAAGACTGGGGTAAGAAGTGTATACAGGCATACATTGCTGAATCCTCGTTTTCAACTACAAATAAAGCTGGTATGGTTGATTTGTATGAGGCTTACAACGGTGTGCTAGACGAAAGTTCATACAACTACGTTACCAATCCTTACAATTCAGAGGCTTGGAAGAAACGTAACTTCCCTGCAAAGCTTCGTAACTACAACATCATTAAACCGGTAGTAGACTTGTTGCTTGGTGAGAAATCCAAGCGTCCTGCATCCTACCAAGTTGTGGTGCGTAATGCTGATATGCATTCACGTAAAGGTGAAGAAACTCATAAAGCTGTACTGCAATCTCTGCAACAGATGTTTATCAATGAGCTCAATGCTCAAGGGGTAGACACTGGTGTACAGTCTCAAGAAGTGCAGACACCTAAAGAGGTAGAGCAGTTTATGAATGTGAACTACAAGGATGCCCGTGCTATTGTAGGTCAGCAGTCACTGGATTACCTCCGAGACTACCTAGACCTGGACGATAAGTTCCAACGTGCATTCTTTGATTGGTTGGTTACCGGTCGTGTATACTCGTACAAAGGTACCTGTATGGACGAAGTAGAGTTTGAGATTGTATCTCCTCTAGATATTGATTACCAGAAATCACCAGACATTGAGTTTATTGAGGATGGAGATTGGGTAGTACGTCGTAAGATCATGAGCGTTAACGCTGTTATCGATTCATTCTACGATGTGCTTACTGATGCTCAGATTGATGACTTAGAAAACCCTTCTTCTAGAAGAGAGTCGTACAGCTATTTAGATGCAGCAATGTCTGTGGACCAAGATGAGCTTACGGATCGCTATGTAGAAGTAATGCATGTGTGTTGGAAGTCTTTCCGTAAGGTGGGAATTCTAATGTACACTGATGAGTTCGGCTTCTTGCAAGAGATGGAGGTTGATGAAACCTACAAACCAGATCGTGAAGCTGGAGAAAAAGTGCAATGGTTCTGGGTCAATCAAGTATGGGAAGGATACCGTATTGATAACAGCATCTTCGTAAACATTCAACCGTTTGAAGTGCAACGTCCGTCAATGACGAATCTCTCGCTAGTAAAGCTTCCATACAACGGTAGACTCTACTCAGAGCGTCATGCAGACAACATCTCTATCGTATCGATGGGATTGCCTTACCAGATCTTATACAACGTGTTCCACTACCGCCTAGAGCTTACTATGGCGAAGAACAAGGATAAGATCGCACTTATTGAAATGAACACAATACCAAAACGCCATGGGTGGGATGAAGAAAAGTTCATGTACTACGCAGATGCAATGGGATTTGCATTTATTGATTCTACTGCAGAGGGCAAAAATCAAGAGCGCGTTACATTTAATCAGTACCAGGTTCTTGATATGTCGCTCTCGCAATATATTAGCGCACAGTTCCAACTCTTGCAATCTATTAAGCAGGAATGGGAAGACCTCGTAGGTATTACTCGTCAACGTAAAGGACAGGTAATGGCTTCTGACGGTTCGGGCGCTACCGAACGCGCTGTATTCCAATCTTCAGTAATGACTGAGGAGCTCTTCCGTAAGTTTGATAAGTACGAAGAGAAGGAAATGCAGGGTTTACTTGATACATCTAAACACGCTTGGCGTGGTGGAAAGAAGAGTGCTTACATTACTTCGGACTACCGCAATGAACTTCTCGACATAGAAGGTGAAGAATACGCAGAAGCAGAGTACGCAGTATTTGCGAAAAACTCTAGCAAGGAGAATACCAAGCTCGAAACATTTAAGTCTCTTGCTCTTTCTTTTGCCCAAAACGGTTCCAACCCATCAACAGTCGCTGAGATCCTCGACACAGATAATTTCTCTAACATTAAGCGCCTTGTCAAAGATGTCGAAGCTAAGGAGCAAGCGATGAAACAACAAGAGCAGCAAATGCAACAGCAGATGCAGCAACAACAGATTGAAGCGAATATGCAACAAGCTGAAGATGCTCGTATGTTTGAGGCAGCTCAGAACCAAGCAGATCGCGACAACAGACTTGCTGTGGAAGCTATGAAGATATCTGCTAAGCAGGAAGATCAAGATCGAAACAACAATGGTATTCCAGACTACATGGATATTCAACGTGTAGAAATGGAACGTCAACGCATAGAATCTAACGAACGTATTCAAAATCGTAAGCTAGATCTCGAAGAAAAGAAAGCGAATAAGAACGCCTAGCATATAAAAAGTTTATATTAAAAGGCATTTTAAGAGTAAATACTAACCCCTTATAAATTCTTAAATTTACAGCAATGAGCGATAGTAAGTTAGACTTAAGCAAAGTGAATGTCACCGATTTATTCAATGGTGACGATTCATTTGATACATCGGTAGATGTA